TTTAGCTGACCGAAACCGGCACCAAATGGATCGACTGCGTTAACTAACCAATCACTGGCTAAGTTAGTCATGCGACCTAAACGAACGTCACCGTAGCTAGTGTTTTGTACGCCTACCCAAGCTTGACGACCGAACAAACGACCACCTTGCTGCATTGTGCCGTTACCTAGATCGAAACCGTTTTCAAGTTGGAACATGATCGAATTGCCACCGCCCAAACTTTCAACGCCTCTCAAACCGAATCTGTTGCCAGATTGTTGACCGTATGCGGCGCCGAAGTTTGAAACTCCGCTGCCGTTGGCCACGCTAACTGATTGATAGCGTAGACCACCGTCGATCAGACCATATAGTGTTACAGATGATTGAGCCTGTGCTGTTGTTGCACCTAGTGCTAGTACAGCGGCTGCTACTAAAGTTTTATTAAATTGCATTGTTTACTTCTCCTTAAGGTTTGTTTTACAACTTGTTCATTATATGATTCATAATGAATTAATGTACAACTTTTGTCGTGACTACTATTTAGTAATCATGAAAGTTGTAGATTAATTTTTTAATGTTACCCTGACATATGATCAATTATAATGACAGAGATAACATTGTTGATGCGAAAACTACGCCATTCACGTCGATCCAAACACCATACCGATAGTACTCCCGGCGCTGATGCTTTTGTTCGAGTGCCTTCTGTCACTGGCTTCGTGGGCAGTGCTTCAGGGCGCAGTGTACACGGCATGACTCTAAGGTCGCCATCCACTTTTTTAAATGTTACTTCACAATCGTGTTGTTGTAACAAGTTTAATATTTCATTTTCACTTAGTATATCATTCATATTATTCAAAACTAAAATTTAATCTTTTTAAAATTCTACTTTTCACTTCGTCTAAAATTACTTTCTCACGCTTATGGACATTGAACCAGTTGTCGTATACAATCATATCTCCATTTTCCCAATGATGAGTAAACAGTGTGTTTTCTTTACTTTCCATCAGTGCATAACACTCACGAATTAGCAAACTTCCATCAACATATGAAAGTGGTTTACCATCGACCAATACATGATGAATATGTGATGTTAATGAACTTTCATTTCCCCAATAACTACAATTAACAGCGGGACTCTGTTTCCCAGTAAATGGATTTGTTTTTAGAAAAGGAACGGTTTTAAATCTGGTTTCCGGAACATACATATCATGATAAACAATCTCGTGCCCATCAAATCTGGCTCGTTCTTTGTCTGTACATTGTGCCCAGCCATGTTCTAAATTTAACCAAGTTGTGTCTCCACTACCATTGGTCACATTAGAAGTCATGTATAAAACTCTACCTGGAAAACTATTTTCTTCTGCGTGTGGCAAATCTGCATGATAATTCATAAAGGCAGTAGTCCAATAGTTATTATCACTTTTAAAATAACTCACCGGCGTATTTTCTTCTATTCCTACCAATGCTTTATTTTTCCCTCCACTAGCTAGTTTACCACCAATTACATATGATTTGGCATAATCATCATTGGTCCAACAGCGACCAAATTTATTACCCAGTTTATAAAACTCACTATCAGATAAATCAGAACCTATTTCTTTGATAACAATTAGATTTCTGGATAAAACCAAATCTGTTAGAAATTTTTTGTCAGTGTTGATTAATTCATCATAGGTTGTCGTAACTTCAGAAGCCCATTCATTGAATATGTTTTTTATTTTCATCTTAGTCCCTGAGTCTTGACTCATTCTTTGTTCTTGTTGTTCTTTCTCAGCAATAGCGTTCTTTATATCACGTATTTCTTGATCTCTTTTTAAAAGATAAGCCGGTGTTGGATTGCCCATGTATTATTTTTCCGATAACTAATGTAGTTATTATATATCATTTACACAATAAATGCAACTATATTGGATAAACCAAATTGTTCCATTTGGATAAATACTATCACAATAATAAGGAGAGACAAAAAATGTCCGAAAAAGCAATGAGCGCAAGCGAAAAGAAAAAAGAAGATTGGATGAACAGCAAGTGGCGTCCAATGATGGGTTGGATGTACATGGCAGTCTGTATGGCTGATTTTGTACTGTTCCCAGTGTTATGGAGTTTGGTACAAACTCTACACGGCGGTAGCGTACAAACACAATGGAGTCCCATAACTCTACAAGGTGCAGGATTATTTCATATGGCTATGGGTGCTATTCTTGGTATCGCTGCGTTTGGTCGCACACAAGAAAAAATGGCTGGTGCTAACAATGGCGGAATCGCCCAACCAGGTGGCTTCAGTCCAACAGCTCCGATCGCGGCTCCTACGGGATTCGCTCCAGTTCCCGTGGCATCAACCATGCCATCAACAGGCATAGCTTACTCATCAACAGGTAAGGCAATGCCTGAGCAACCACCAATGCCACTAATTTAAGGAAAACAAAATGAAAACACTATTTGCAATCGTATTATCAGCATTCGCTATCACAGCGTTCGCTCAGGATGCCAAGAAAGATGCACCCGCAGAAGCACCCAAGACAAAGCAAGTTTGTATGGATGTCGTGGGTAAAGATGGCAAGCCTGTCATTCTAAAAGACGGTAAGACACAACAAAATTGTCGTACTATTAAAATTCACCAAAAATTTGAGGGAACAGAAATCCCTCCAAAGAAATAAAGGAACAATACTATGTCAGGATTTACATTTAACTTTACTGAACAACAACTAGCACAAATGATTCCTGGGAACCCGTATGTTCCTCAGTGGTATAAGGCCTTGTGTATGATTCTTCCTGAGTATGGAATCAATACTCCCGCACGAGTGGCCGCATTCGTAGCTCAATGTGCTCACGAGTCGGGTAACTTCCGTCTGCTCAAAGAGAACTTAAACTATCGTGCTGAGAGCTTAATGAAGGTATGGCCAAGCCGTTTCCCTAATATCGAAATCGCTCGTCAATATGCAATGCAGCCAGAAAAGATTGCCAACAAAGTCTATAGCTCACGTATGGGCAATGGCGATGAAGCATCTGGTGATGGTTGGGCATACGCTGGCAAGGGCCTAATTCAACTAACAGGCAAAGATAACTATTCCTGGTTCGCAGCGTCGATTGAAACTCCGCTCGAACAGATTCCAGAATACTTACAGACATTTGAGGGATCCGTCCAAAGTGCCTGCTGGTTCTGGGAAGTCAATAATCTTAATCAGTGGGCAGATGCCGGTGATATTCTCACTCTCACAAAAAGAATAAATGGCGGGGTTATTGGACTCGAAGATCGCAAAAAACACTACGCTCATGCGCTACATGTATTGGGTGGAGAAATCAGCGAATCGACTCCCGTTGCTAGTGGTGCGGACATGTCTACCACTATTCGTCGAGGTAGTAAGGGACCAACAGTGGCAGCGGTACAAACTAAGTTAGGCCTAACGGCTGACGGTGATTTTGGACCAGGAACTGAACGAGCACTAATGGGCTGGCAACGAGAGAACGGATTAGAACCTGACGGCGTCGCCGGTCCTCTAACTCTTGCTAAAATACTAAGTTGATTCGACCGGGTTATTTTTCAGCCACTTCTTAAAATTGCGAATATCCATCAGTTTTCTATCATGAATTCTGGTGACAACTTTAGGAAGTGGAACGCCTCTTCTTGCTTTTGATACGGCGGCTCCATGCCCGGGATGTTTTGGCTTTCTTTGTTTTTGTTTATGTTCTTCAGATTTTGGTATACCTTTGGTTGAATCAATAATTGATTGTTTATGATCATCACTAAGTGGTCCAGTCTTTAATCCCTTGTTCCATGGCTCAATTCCGATTCTAGCGCCACTAGCCGCCTTCACTCGTTCGTCAGAATACTCGCCCCATTTTTTTCCTTTGTGTGGACTTGGCTTTCCTCTAGATTCTTCGGCCAACTCTGACACTCTTTCATTCGTATCTTTAGTCAGTCCCTTATTCCACGGGTCTACGCCGTGCGTGGAGAATATTTTTTGTCCAGATTTTCTATCTTTATAATGTCTATTCAAACATAATGGATCACCGATATGTTCTTTGATGAAATCTTGTTCTAGCCAATATACCTCATCCATAATAGAGTGCGTCATGACGACTTCTGGAATAAAAATATCTGGATTGTTATCTAGTATTATTTTTTTGATGTGTTTAGAAGAAGTAAAGTAATGAATCCAAAGATCGTCAGAGGGCAATCTATTTTGTTTGATGTTAGCAACTCTACTACCAAAATAAAACTGGCCTGTTTCTTTGTGTGTTATTTTATATACATAGCCTGGTGTGTCTAAATACATCTGCTGACTGCTCCTATAAGCGTTAGAGTGAGTGGGGTTCCTACGCCCGCGACTCACACTTATTTATCATCTTTTGGTGATGGCGTTAATTTTAGCGAGTGCCTTGTTTTGTGGCGGTGGTGAATAAGTTTTGCCTGGCATTGCGCTCATCGATCCATTTGACGCTTCTTCTAGTTCTTGATTATCCATTTCATCTAATATCTTGTGGATTTTATCCATAAAAGGTTTAAGCGTCTCTCTCATATCGGACATAATGTTTTCTGACGATTCTTTCATATTGTTTATTTTCCTTGTTAAATCCAAAACTCTACGCTCTTCTGGATCTTGATTGGTGACATGGTTCTCGTAATGGTTCAACATATCTTTTAAGACATGTTGTTCAAACATATTTGCCAAGTCGTGTTTTTCCATATCCATCAACTCACCGGATGGATTTTGTTTTGTTGCCCAAAATTTCTTTTTATTTTTGATATCAAATCTGGACTCCATTTGTCCCTGATTATTTTTGTAAATCACGGATAAGTCGTTCGGTCCAGTGATAGAATAATCTAGCTCACCGCCGCCATAAATATTTTTTAAACGAATTGATGTTTTACTCATGATACTTGTATTTATCATAAGTGATAAATACAAGAATAAAAGGATAATCTATGTGGCAAATTATGTGGCTCTTCTCTCTACTACCCGACTTTGTTTATCACGTGTTGTTGATTGTTGGGCTGCTGGCTTTTGCAGGCAGCTACTTGCTGAAGATGGTACCATTCTTTATGCAGAATGCGTTTATGATTCGTATTGCCAGTATGATGCTTATTATATTCTGCGTATGGGTAGAAGGTGGTATGGCTGTTGAGGCAAAGTGGCAGGCACGAGTTGCTGAACTTGAACTCAAAGTAGCTAAAGCTGAGCGAGAGGCCGCAGAAGCAAATGGCAAAATCGAAACCGTGTATGTTGATCGTGTACAAACTGTAAAAGAAATTCAGTATGTAACGGTCAACAGAATCGCAAAAGACGCTGCTAAGATTGATAAGACTTGTGTGATTGACCCAGAAGTTATTAAAATCTTAAACGGCGCCGCACACACAGGAGCAAAGAAATGAAATTATTACTAGCAGTATTACTGGCGATAACTCTAACAGGTTGCGTCGCACCAGTCAAGCGTGAATTCCCTCGGGTGCCGGATCAATTGATGAAGCCGTGTCCTGAATTGGTTGACGTGCCGGACACACGCAAACTAAGCGAAGTGCTAACAGTAGTAACAAAGAACTATGGTCAGTACAATGAATGTGGTATTAAGGTCGATAGTTGGATAGAGTGGTATACACAACAGAAGAAAATATTTGATTCTGTTAAGTAAGTAGTAACAATAAAAATAATAATAAAGGTGTACTATGAATGAAGTATTTAAACTGATCTCCGATCTAGGATTTCCTATAGCGGCAGCAATTGCCGGCGGCTACTTTATGTTTCTAACAATAAAGTTGTTGCTAGCTGGCGTACTATCATCGGTAAAAGGAATGATGGGCATCATTACAGCTCTTGACAATCGTGTTAAGACTATGAATCATGAAGTGTTACGAATCGATGCGCTTGTTAGTAACGCACTGGGCTTGAAGCCAGACTTAGATCGTATCGCTCGTGCTGATGGCAAGACT